ACTGCTGGTTCATTTATATCAGAAAAAAACTCTATATCTCCAATATAAGGCATCGTGACTATTCTTTGCCCATTCTTTAAAATTTTAACCATGTAAAAGCATCTCCTTTTTTATATTATCAATTTTCTTATTTAATTCAGTAATACATTTTCCACAAACCCATAAGCCACCATTTAAACAGATTGCTAAATTCTGACACCTTTCATAGTTTACACATTTTGGTTTTTCAATTATCTGTTTGTCCATAGTCTCCATAAAAAGAATAGTTCTGGACTAATTCTTCTTGTTTGTCCCGGAACATTCCTTAAAGCCTTGCTTAATTGTTCAATATCATCATAAAATCTTAATATCTCCATTTCCATGCTTTCCTGTTTTTTTGGTTTTTCATTCATTTTATCTACCCCGTTATACTCAACCAAGTACATCTACAAGAAGTATGAACTGGGATTATTCCCTCTGCTTTGATTATATTGTAAACGTTACCATTTAACCCAAGACATTCAGGACAAGTTCTATCTGAAAGTGCAGCTAAAAATTGCACCTCCTTAATCTTATTATCTTGGTATGTTTTAAGTAAACCCTTATTAGCCAATCTTACTGTTTCAGTTCTAGCAATACCATTTGGTCTTTCTTTGGCAGTAATACTTAAAACCTTTTGTCCATCCTTTAAATGGAATCTATCCGTTAAAGGTACAAACTTTTTAATATCGTTCTCTATTTCTTGCATTGTTTTATTATTTTGAAATCCATCCTTTAATACTATCCTTAATTTTTCTATATCTGTTTTCTTTAAGAGTCCCAAACGTATGTCTAAATCTGATTTAGCCAATAAGTCTGGAAAGTCATAAGCTTGTAATGTTAATAAAATATTTGCTAGGTAGTCAGAATATTCATATCCCTCTATTTCTTTAAAGTTAATCCAATCTTTAACAGTCATTTCACTTTCTGTTATTTCACTTTCAGTTGCAATCCTCTTAACTCCCGGAAACTCTGGTTGTTTAATTTGACTCTCTGCTTTTCTTTCTGGATTTCTATCATTTGGATTTGCTGGTTTGGTAGTTTGGTCTATGGGATCCATTTTAGACATCTTATCATCTTTCTTCATTAATTCAACATCTGGCTTATTTAACCACCTTTCACCATCAGGTATTCCAAACAAATTGACTAATTCTATTTCTAACATTCTTCTCATATTTTCAGAAAGATTTTTAGTATTAGACAATAATTCAGAAATCTTAGCAATTCTTTCATTTATTTCAGACTCACCCGGTAAATCCCATGTAACTTCTGCATTTCCTTCTAAATTGTTTCTAATCAATAATGGTCTAAAGATAGTCTCTTCCATTATCTTTTCTATTGCTTCTTGTAAACTCCTGATTCTTCTTTGCCATGCTTCTAATTGTGTTGTGGCTAAACCTTCTGGAATATTATCTACTCCCATTAAAACAGCCGGAACTTGGAATCCGAAGATTAATTGCTGTTGGTCATATTCTAAAACATTAATAAATTTATCTCCTGAATTACCAAAATCAATTGCCTTTATTTCTACATTTGCATCTGTAGCCCATTCAGTTGAGTTATTAAGATATTGTAATTTAGAATTTATATCTGCAATAACAGAAGGGTTTGTGTGCTGTCCCGGAACTCCCACTTTAATGTGATAAGGAGCATCAGCTTTTCTAGACAAAACCGTATGCATATCCATTTCCCCACCTACTAAATTATCCAATATCTTCAAATTAGGAAAAATTAAACCAAGCCCATAAGCATCTCCATTTAAATCATTTAATTTTAAGTGAGCAATTTCGTTCGGTTCAAAGGGAATAACTTTATTATGATTCTGTAAGTAAACCTTAGCATTTCCAAAGAATTGATTATAACCAAGTACCTTACCTACATTATTTCTTCTAACATACATTGTTTTTGGATCTAATATTCTTACTTGAGCATTGTCCAAATCAACCTCTGCAAAACCATTTCCAACTACCAAACCACCAAGAACCCACTGTCTTAAGAATACTCTAAAATTAGTCCTATTAATAAAATCATTCAAAAAAGCTTGAGCATTCTTATCTAAAGACTTAACAGAAAAATCACTTACAATTGAATCTACATGCTTATCAATAGCCCCCTTAACAAAGGGAACATTTCTATACAAAGATTCTACTATCTTAAAATCGTATGGATGGCTTATTCCTAATGACTTTGGAACTTTTAATTCAGTGTCTAGAACTTCTCCCTTAAATGTTTCTCTAATAGACTTGCTTTTTTGCTCTTCAGAGATGGCCACATAACCTAAATCTTTTTTCATAAACTAAACTATCCAAAATTCTTTATATATATTGAGCAAAAGTGTATATATCTTTAATTTAAACCCATAACAAAGTGGTAATCCTCGTTTACCCTAGAGCATAAACAAGCCAAAGCTAAGCTATCTGGAAAGTCATCTCTCCCTCCATCTGAATGGTGTATCTTTAAATGTCTTGCTTCAGTATATTCATATTGTAAATCACTCAATTGATGAATTAACTTATCGTTTTTAGGAATAATTAATTTCTTTTGTTGCATTAATAGCTTTAAGTTATTATACATTATTTCCTTACTTTCAAGAGTAAAACTTATTCCTCCCTCTCCTTTAAGATTCCTTAATGGAAGTCCTTTTTCTATCAAAACATCGACTGCACCACTGCCTAGCCCACTTTCGTCCATGTAGATAGCCCTAAACGTGAATTTACTATGTAATTCCTGAACCCTACTAATTATGTCTGTTAATGGCTTTTTACTAGTAGATTTAAGGTAAACTATTGTGTAGTTATAATTTCCATCTACATCTTGATCCTTTTGAATAATAGTATACACTGTTTCATCAAATCCAAATCTAGCACAATCTACACCTAAATAATATTCTACTCTAGCAATGGAGGGATTTGCTTTTTCTAACTCTGGACATTCACCTATTGTGTCTAATATCAATTGTCTAGTAAAAAATGTGTCTGCTTCTTCAATAAATTCTCCTTCATACTCTTGAAGATATTCCAATTCTGTTTTTAAGTTCCTCATACTTAATAGAAACCCTTCAGAAATTAATGGACAATCCTTACTTTTAACAAAATAATGAGAAAAACTATCATCATTAAAAGACTCATAAAAAATTCCTCTCTTTCCAAATGGGGTAGAAATATATATAAGAGTACCATTAGTTGCTGCTAAACTAGGCAATAAAGCAATAAATACATCATCCTTTACAAATGCAGCTTCATCAATAATTAAAAGAGTTGGACTAAATCCCCTTACAGAATCAGGATTATTCCCCGGCAAACAAACAATCAAAGAACCATTCTTAAAACTAATCGTTGTTTGACTATCTTGTTCTACTAAGCTTTCCAAATAGTGATGGTTTTTAATAAAAGTCCTAATCTTCCTAAAAAGTAAGCCACTCTGTCTTAATGTGGGAGCAATAGTTAATACAAGTGCATTATCTAAGTTCAGTGCATGATGAATTGCTTTTACTGCTGCACTAGTAGTTTTACCACTTTGTCTGCCACTTCTCCAGTTTATTCTTTTATGTTTATCTTTTAAAAAATTTATTTGGTAATAAAATGGTTTTTGTCCAGATAACTCTGCAAATAGTAATTCAGGTCTTTCTATGACTTTTTGCATTAAATTCATTTTATTACCTAATGAACAAAGGATACACCCTTATTTCATTCTTCATTAACTTTTTTAAGTAAATCATTATATAGCTTTTCTTTAAATTTATTCACTTTTAACCACCTTCTCCAAGCACGATTCTTAGGGGAGTTCCTTTATTAAAACTCTTTCCCTTACCTTTGGTTTACTATAATATTTCTTTTGAATTAGATAATTCTTATGAAGTTTTGAACAATTTAAACCAGCACAAATAACTTGATTACTTTTGGGATTTATTACAATATTTACATTTCATTTTAGTTCTTTTGTTAATTCTAAAATCAATTCAGGGTTTTTTAACATATTATTTATTTGTATTGCAGTTTCAGGTCCTTCAATGTATCCTCTCTTTTTGGCTTTAGTCTTTAGAAAGAATATTGTTGCAGCCACATTTCCATCGCTTATTAATCTTTTTAGTGCATTTTCTGCCCAATCAAGAGTAAATTCTTCAGATTCAGTTACTTCTTGTTCATATATAGGGAATTTCTTCAACCATTCATAATGTGTATTTCTAGAAATCTGACATTCTTTACAAGCTAAACTAACATTACCCAAGTGTTTTTTGAGTGCTTCTATCATTAATCCCTTTTTACCTCTTAATGTCATTTATTGTAAGATTACTACCTTATTTTGGTTGCTTATTAATCTTTTTAGTGCATTTTCTGCCCAATCAAGAGTAAATTCTTCAGATTCAGTTACTTCTTGTTCAATTTCCATTATTTTACCTTCTTAATTCTTTTAACTGCTTCTTCAGTAGTCTCCATCACTGAATAAGTATAATTTGTATCCTTGAATAAGTATTTTCTGCCCAAAACTGCAATAGTTTGACCTTCTTTTTTGGTGGCCATATCATCAACCTCTTGAAATTCTTCAATTAGTTCAAATTTTTTAGGATCTAAATAAAGATCTAAATCTAATTTCTTTATGATTTTAAGCTTTACTTTTTCTAAGGCATCTAATGGTAAGGACTTACTTCCAAGATAACCTACTTTTTCTAGTTCAGCCATTTTAACCAAACGGCTAATATCTACCATTATACTTGAAATTGGTAATGGAATCCTTTCTTCAAACTTTTTATCTCTGTTCTTAATTGCTACTTCTTTACCTTTTCTTTGAAGCATTAATCTTAAAATTTTATCTAAATCAATAGTTCTTCCACTTATATCTACAAAATCCTTTTTCTCATCCTCTGTTTGTTCTCTTATTATTTCTGCCATTTTACCCCCTTATACCTATTATCATTTTTAACATAAATAAAATTACAAAAATTGATGCAAGACTTAGTCCAAACAATAAACAAAATATAAAAAATTTTGTTAAAAATTCTAAAATTTCATCAAACATTATACACCCGGTGGAGTTCTCATTTCTACCCCATATTTTAATTGATTCTTTGCTATTTCATTAGTTTTCTTTAATGTTTCAATCTTTAGGTTCATACTTTCTATTTCATCTTTGGCTTGTTTATCTTCAATTCTACGATTATAAGGTGTAAGTTTTTCCACAATTAATTTCTTCATACTTAATGCTTCTTGAATATCTTTAATTAAACTTTCATTATGTTTAACATTTTTTTCAGTAGCAATTCTTTCAGAATCATTAAATTTTCTCTTCATAACGCTCATCCTCTTCATTTAAATAACTAGCATCAATTTCTGCAATTTGGTTATCTACAATATCTTGGCATAATTTATGAATCTTAAAGTTTGGATAAATGTCTAAAAAATCAAATACCCTACTTGGAAAACTAATTGACTTTTGACTTATTCTTTCTCGATTGATTGTTCTTTTTCCCATAAATACTTAATTACTGGTTTAAGTATTTATAAATGTTTGTGTTTTGACGGCTTTGTTTAATAAGTAGTGGCTGTTTAAAAAGTCCTTAAAAAATTATAGATATTGTTTTACTTCTTCAAAACCATAAGCATTTTTAACAATCTTTTCAATATATTCTAAATCAATCTTTCCGTTTTTTATAGGCATTTCAATTCCCATCCTTTCAAGATGTTTTTTACTTAATGGATAATAATGATTATAGCCATAACATTTTATTCTAATTATAGCCCCAATATATAATAAAATCCATTTAGGCATATCATTTTTAGGGGTTAAAACATAGTTATGCAAACTTGTTATAAAATCAAATGGTTGATAAAAAGATACCCCATCATTCCCATCTTTTGCTATTGTCAAACTTCCTGCCTTAAAGTTTGGTTCTTCATCTACAAACATTACAACACCATTATCTTGAGAAGAAGAAGAAATATAAGGCACATCTCCTAAAGTTATGTTATTCTGTGGTGGTGCTGTTTTCTTTTTAATTTCACATAAGTCCTTAACTCTTATAATTTGAATATTTTTGTTTTCTTGAATTTTCTGTTTTGGGT